GGTGGCTCCAATATGTTTGGGACGGGTGGTGCAAATACTACAATCAATCAAACAGCTGGCAGCAACGGTACGGGATATGGCGCTGGTGGGGCAGGTGGAAGTTCATCTGCTGGGTCTGGCACCGGCGGTCTTTGCATTATTGAGTTTTAAGAGGATAACATGGCAGTCACCATTGACGGATCAGCAGGCATTACAACCCCCGGTGAAACAATCACTGGCACGGGGTCTAAGGTTCTTGGTGATTTTTCTAACGCCACTGTAGCAAGCCGCAACAGTTTCCAAACCAGCACAACCAATGGCTCAACTGGTATTTATGCCTTGCCAAATGGCACAAGCACTGCCGCGTCATGGCAGGCGACCAATGCTGCTGACCCGACCAATGCCAGCAAGATCCTGATTGCTACCAACGGTAGTACGGATGTTCAGCTTGTGTCAGGTATTAACGGCACTGGCACTTATTTGCCAATGTCATTTTATACCAATGGCACACAGCAGATGCAGCTTTCTACGGCTGGTATTCTTACTGGCACGGCTGGTAATTTGATGCTCGTGCAAGGCACAGCACAGAATTTAACAAGCGGAACTGCGGCTGCGTTTACATCAATCCCATCTTGGGTAAAACGGATAACGGTATCTGTCTCCAATTTGACTGGTTCAGGTTCATCCCCGAATATTATTCAATTGGGAACGGGTGCTGGGCCAACCTATACAACGACAGGATATTTAGCGTCTGCAACAGCCCTTACAACAACTGGCGCTCCAACCGCATTTACAGCGGGTTTTCCTGTGGTCCAATCACAGACATCTTCTTATGTAAAATCTGGTGTAGGAGTTCTTACACTTGTGGATTCTGCCACTAATACTTGGGCGTGGTCTGGCACTTTTGCATTTAGCACGGGTAGCACAGGAACATACCAAGCCGGTGGATATGTTGCTCTTTCCGGCGTTTTAACCGCATTACAACTTACAACTGTCAATGGCACTGACACATTTGTTAGTGGTAAAGTCAATATTCAGTATGAATAAGAGGGTATTATGGAACGTATTGAAGTCAACGTCCAAACTGGTGAAGTAAAAACCATTCAGCTTACTGCTGAAGAGGTAGCTGCTGCACAAGCGCAATATGCGGCATGGCAAGCATCACAGCCGACTACTCCTCCCGCACCAACATTAGCTGACTTACAAGCACAACTTGCAACATTGACCGCGCAAATTGACGCATTAACGCCTAAATAACAGGAGTCTCTTATGAGCGGCACATTACAAGCATCGGTCGTAAAAGACTCGGCTTCCTCAACAAACAATCTTGCTCTGGATGCCAGCGGTAACGTCACGGTTGGTAATAACCTAACTGTGACTGGGACAACCACATTTACCGGTGGATTTAGCGGAGCGTTGACCGCCCCTGCTTTTATCCCATCTGGTTCAACCGTGCCAACAAACGGCATGTATCTTTCTGCTGCCAACACTTTGAACCTTTCCACTAACACGACCAATCAGGTGCAAATTTCTTCGGCTGGTATTGTCACTGGCACGGCTGGCAATCTGATGTTGGTTCAAGGAACTGCTGTTGCGTCTACATCTGGCACAAGCATTGACTTCACAGGTATACCGTCTTGGGTAAAAAAAATCACTATTATGTTAAATGTTGTAAGCACAAATGGTTCAAGCATAATAGAAATTAGACTTGGGACAGGAGGCGTAGCAGAAGCAACAGGATATAATGCTATTGTTGGCGGTAGCGCAACAGCAAGCGTCGCAAGGGCGCTTACCTCTACAACTGGATTTGTCACGGCGCATGTGAGTACTGCGTCGGATACATATTCCGGTTCTGTTGTTTTTACAAATTTAAACGGAAATATTTGGACTTGCTCTGGAAATTTGTGTGATCCTTTTGACGGATACGCGTTTTCATTGTCAGGAGTTAAAACTCTTGGAGGTGTTTTAAATATGGTTCGCGTAACAACACAAAATGGCACCGACACATTTGACGCTGGTTCTATTAACATTCTGTATGAATAAGAGGGCAGTATGAATATCACAATTACTTTGACAATTGACGAAACAAATTACGTTCTCAGCGCATTGGGGTCTCGCCCCTTTGCGGAAGTCGCTGATTTGGTTTTTAAAATTAAAAACGAAGCCGAAAGTCAAATTACCCCAGCGCCCGCTTCAGAAGCACCAGCCACGGCAGAATGACCATGACAGACGATCATAACACCAACCTCGTTGTGGATTCAGCAATAGCTGGCGGTGTTATGTCAATGCCGATATGGGCCGTTGGGTTAAACGAATGGCTTTTATTGTTTCTTCATTTGGGCGGCGCAATTCTTGTCGCATACCGCCTTTGGGTTATGTTTAGAGAGATTAAAAACAAATCATGACTACGGGATTAACATACAACACTTATGTTTCCCAAATCGCCACTATGGCGGTAATAAACAGCTATAACCTAAATGATCCTACGGATCCGTTTACAATTATCATCCCGCAGATGATTAATTACGCCGAATTGCGCATGCAGCGTGATTTGGATTTTTTAAATACAATTACAACCGCCTCTTATACGCCGTCTACCGTCAATCAATCTTTGACGCTGTCTACAACCGGCAACACGTATCCATTTGTTACGGTGCAAAACATTGCGGTTGCGGATCCTGCAAGCGGTTATACAAAACAGCTTACACCTGTGTCCAAAGAATGGATTTACAACGTATACCCGATTGGGTCTACGACATCGTTGCCCGTTTATTACGCGCCCTTAGATGATAATATTTATCTTTTAGGGCCGCAGCCTGATCAGATTTACACATATTCTGTGGTTGGGACGCAACGTTTTCCAACCCTGTCTTCTTCAAATACAACGACGTTTATCAGTCAGTATCTGCCAGATATCTTTATTATGGCATCTATGATTTATATCGCCGCTTACCAACGCAATTTTACAAGTGCCGCGTCAAACGATCCGCAAATGGCGGTTACGTATGAGACGCAGTATCAGGCCCTGATGAAAGGCGCGATGGTTGAAGAAGCTCGTAAGAAATTTGAGGCTTCGGGTTGGTCGTCTATGTCACCGGCCCTTGCTGCTACACCCGCGAGGTAACCTATGCCTCATGCAGCCCTTACGCTCCAACCCGGTGTAGATGTTATTAAAACACCCACTTTAAATGAAGCGGCTATTTCTTCCTCTAATATGATTCGGTATTTGCCTGATAAACCCGGCACTGCGTTTCCGCAACGTATTGGCGGATGGGTTAAATACTGCACGACCGCATTAACATCTTCAATCCGCGCTTTAAAGAGTTGGGAGGATTTAAGTGCGAATACGTGGTTGGGGATTGGCTGCACAAATGGCGTTTACGCTCTTTTAAGCGGCACGAATACCCCAAACAACATTTCCCCGCGTACAGCGACAACGAACAACCCCGTTAATATATCCGCGACGGCTGGATCTGGTACGTTTACGATTAACGACGCAAACAGCAACGTTAACAATTACTCAAGTGTTTATATCACGACACCAATCAGTGTTGCGGGTATTATTTTGTCAGGAATATATTCCGTAGCGTCTAGCCCCAGTACATCGCAGTATACTATTACGAACGCGACAAATGCGGTCTATTCGACAAATCAAACCGCTACAATTACTAACGCATCTCCCGCTGTCATTACGGTTGCATCCGCGCCAGTCACGGGAACCGTTGTTACGTTTTCCACGACCGGTACATTGCCAACTGGCATCACGGCGGGGACGCAATACTTTGTCCGTAACATTAACACGACAACATTCAATATATCTTTAACGCCCTCCGGTTCTTTGATTAACACGTCAAGCGCCGGATCAGGCACACACACCGCTAAATTTCCCGGGCAGTTGCCGTACTTTACGACTACCTCCGGATCATCTGTTGTAAACGTTCTACTTCCCAATCATGGTTATACGTTTGGGTCTACGTTTACGGTAAATATCCCCACGACAGTCGGCGGGGTCACGTTATATGGCGCGTATACACTTTTGGCTACGCCACTGGACGCAAATAACTTTTCGTTCTTAGCGTCTAATACCGCTAACGCTACTGCGTCCGCTTTTGAAAATTCGGATAACGCAAATTATGTTTATTATTATGCTATACAGCCTCCTTATGCGGCATCCGCGTTTGGTGACAATGGTTTTGGTGCTAATGCATTTGGTGGGGTTGCATCGTATGGGTTCGTTGGGACCGGGTATATTTCCGGCACAACATTAACGATTACAGCCGTATCCAGCGGTTTTGTTCTGATAAATTCAATTATCAGTGGTAGTACCGCAAGTGGATCCGCGAGCATCGCAACAGGAACAACCGTATTAAGCCAGTCAAGCGGTACGGCGGGTGGCGCTGGAACGTATGCGGTCAGCGTTTCTCAAACTATCGGTTCCGCCGGAACTCCCATTACGATCACAGCATCCGCATCACCGGGCGCGAATTATGCAAGCACAGATTGGTTTTTGGATAGCTGGGGGCAGACGCTTGTCATGTGCCCTCCCGGTGGCCCAATTTTTGGTTGGATACCCAATTACTATGTGTCAAACGCGTTTTATCTTCAGAACGCACCGACCGTAAATCAGGGAATTTTTGTTGCGATGCCGCAACAACAGATTGTCGCGTGGGGATCTTCCTTTACGAACATATCCGACCCTCTTCTTTTGCGTTGGTCCGACGTATCAAACTACAACATTTGGAACGCGCAATCTATCAATCAAGCGGGTTCTTTCCGCATTCCCACAGGGAGTCGCATTGTTTCCTGTATGCAGGGACCACAACAGGGGTTGATATGGACTGACCTTGATCTATGGGCGATGCAGTATGTCGGTGTGCCGCTTGTTTATGGGTTTAATAAAATTGGTTCAAACTGCGGTTTGATCGCGCCTAAAGCCGCAACTCAATTGAATAACATCTCGTATTGGATGTCACAAAAACAGTTTTTCATGCTGTCGGGCAATGGTGTGCAAGTCATCCCATGCCCCGCTTGGGACGTTATTTTCCAAAACTTAAATACAAACGGGGTGAATAATATTAGAGCCGCCGCAAATACTTCATTCAACGAAGTGTGGTGGTTCTACCCATCTTTGACGCAATATACGTCCGTTACGTCTGGCACAAACTACACGATCCAATCATTGGGTCAGATTAACATTGCTGCCAATTTAACGGCCTCCAGCAGCACGATTAATATAACCGGTTTGTCAACCGGCGCTATCTTTGTGGGGCAGGCGATCACTGGGCAGGGGATCCCCGCAAACACGACCATCACCGCGTTTGGAACAGGGACGGGCGGGACTGGTACTTACACCATTAGCAACAACGCGACGCAAACGTTAACGGGTGCCGCTATATATGGTGTCGCGAATAACTTCGTTGCTTTGGGTGCTTCATCAAATACTGTTGGGACTACATTCCTAGCAACCGCATCTTCACCTACTTTGTATGATACGGGCGCTGTTTTATCCAACGACAATGATTCGTACATAAAATACAACACGGTTGTACAGGCTTGGGATTACGGGACACTTGCTCGTACCGCATGGATTGATCAGTCGGTATTGGGGCAACCTATCGCGTCTGGAACGGATAATTATCTGTATCAACACGAAGTCGGCAATTCCGCAGCGGGTGGTCCAATTAACGCTAATTTTACGACTGGTTATTTTTCTATGGCGGAAGGCGATCAAAAAGTATTTGTTGATCAAATTTGGCCTGATATGAAATGGGGAACGTATACCGGCAATAACAACGCGACGGTATATTTGACGATCAATTCAGTTAACTACCCCGGAGACACGCCCGTATCTTTTGGGCCATATCCCATAACGCAGGGGACGGAGTACCTAACCGTTCGTGTTCGGGGGCGGCTGTTTTCGTTTACGATTGGGTCAACTGATTCTGCTGGAAACGTGCAGACTGGTGAACAATTTTGGAGATTGGGTAAAATTCGGTATAGGCTTGCGCCGGATGGGAAATTCTAATGGCTAGTTTAACCATGTTTCGCATACATGCCATACATTTCATTGGTTGCTTTTTTGTAAGCTTCATGCGCTTCTTGGGGCGTATTAAAAGTGCTGCCCAAATTTTTGGTTTTTCCTTTAACATTTGTCAAATAGGAGGCGGCCATAGCTAGTTTAGACGATATCCTCTCGACGCAAAAAAACGGTGTTGTCGCGATTAACGCGCTTCAACAGTTTATGGGTTATGTTTACAACATTATGCGGGGAACCCCCATTTCCCCAGCCGCATCTACGACATCCGTATCAACGTTGTATACAGTCCCATCGACCGGTCAGTTTTTATTGACGGATATTGAAATCTGCAACACGACAGCAACTGCGGGGACGTTTACCATTTACCTTGTACCATCGGGTGGTACAGCGTCTCAAGCCAATGCTTTGTTTTATTCGTCTCCTATCAATGGAAACTCTCTTGTTCAATGGACGGGGCAGCAGTCTTTAGCGGCGGGGTCCACCATACAAGGCTTAGCATCAGCGACCACAATCACAATTAAAGTGTCGGGGAGTGCGCAGTAATGGCGATTACCGTTTACCCTCCTTATGGATCATCCGTAAATCCAAGTACTGTTATTACGAACAATGAAAACACTTTGGCGCTTCCGACATACATGCAAGTCGCTCGCGGCCTTGTGACCGGCGCATCTGTCGTAAATATTTACGGGTATCAAGCGGCATTGCCCAATTCAAGCGGTGCGACTTATTATCCCGTATGGGAAAATACAACCGCGTATACATATCCTGGTTCTGCCACGACAATGTTGTTGTGGAGTTCATCAGGATCAGACACCAATGTGTCTGTATTGATCAACGGTTTGGACGCAAGTTACAATCAAATTTCTGAAACGCTTGTTTTAACAAATGGCACAACGGGCGTTACAACGGTCAATAGTTATTTGAGGATTAACGGCATACAGGTCACCGGATCTGTAAATGCTGTTGGTACAATTAACCTTGGAAACAACGCTAAAACTATTCAATATGCTGAAATCACTGTTGGCAATGGTAAAAGTCAAATGATGATTTATACCGTTCCTAACGGTTACACGTTTTATCTTACACGTTCGAACGCCTATTCAAATTTAAATGGTAACACGGCGCTTAATTATTCAAATTATCGCGTGTACACACAATCATCTACAGGATTGGTGCAAATTTTATTGCAAGCGCCGTTTGTAAGTACCTATCAAACATTGCGCGTTGCTCCTCGCGCTTACACGCAAAAAACAGACATTCAATGGCAAATTGCCGGTAATCCTGCGTCTGGTACGTCTTCTGTTGGTGTTGGCGTTGAAGGTGTGTTAATATCGAATACCGCTGCATAGGATTAATGTCATGAGTTATACAACCACAACCAACAAATCGTTATACGAAGTCACTCCCGGTACGGAAATTGGTACGTGGGGGCCAATTATTAACGGTGACTGGACTTATGTTGACGCTGCTTTTGGTGGATATGCGGCATATACCCTAACATCGACCATGACCAATCAAGTGGTGGGTACAACGGGAACCACAACGACACCGCCGGATTATGTTAATCTACGTATTATTTTAAATGGTAATACGGGTTCTTCGTACGTTTTTACGGGCAGCGGGTCTATTTCCGGCACGGTTTTGACGATTAGCGGGGTTACCGGAACAATCAGTGCCGGTAACGTTATCAGCGGCTCGGGCGTATCCAGCGGCACAAAAATTGTTAATCAGATTTCCGGGACAACCGGCGGCGCAGGTACGTACACCGTAGACAATTCTCAAACCGTTTCAACCACCACGATCAATGGTAATAACGGAACAATCAACCTGACATTCCCTTCTGGGGTTGCTGGTATGTGGATCGTTAATAATGCTACAACCGGCCCCGCTTCTATTTTTGCGGTTACTGCGGCTGGCGGCTCCGGTGTGTACCTCAACCAAGGGGTTAACAGCATTATCTATTCCGATGGGACAAACGTCTATTTTGCTGACAGTCGCTACAACACAAACGCCATCGGCGCTACTGGCGGCGGGTCTGACCAGATATTTTTTGAAAACGGTCAGGTCATCACCACAAGCTACACAATTCCATCCAACGTAAACGCCATGACGGCGGGGCCGGTGACAATTAATTCCGGCATTACCGTTACAATTAACACGCCAACTGTTTGGACAATCGTCTAAATTAAATGTATAAAGGTTAAAATTCGGAGACTTAATGATGCCAAACAGTGATTTGTACGATTATTTAACTAGATTGCTGACCGTTAATCAGCCCGCTCCGAATCCGCAGGGCCGTTATACCATGCCGGATGTCGGTTTGCGTATGGGCAATGTCGGCGAACCGGGGATCACTACCCGCCCTCGTCCTACGCATCGCAGTTCCGAAAACGAGGCGATGAATAAATACGAATTGCGTAACTCGCCCGTTAGAGATCCGGATGCATTGACCCCGCAGTATCGTAATCCAAATACGGGCGACATGGGAACGCAGCCATCTGACGCGCAAGAACGTCAAACTATGGTGACGGGTACGCAAAACCCTTATTTCCGTGCGCCGACTGGCCCTAACAGTCATGCGATTATGGAACAAAATTCCATGCGGGCTTTGCAGGATATGCAAGCGCCGTACACCCCTCCCTCACGATCAACCCCTCAATCTTATCGGCAGGCCGAAATCAATTCCATGAACCAAATGGGTCAGGAACAGCTTGGTCGCGGTACAGGATCGTCCGCCCCTAAATCCCCCACAACGGGCCGCGTAGGCGCTCCTTCTCCTGCCCCGACTCAGCCTCAGACCCCATCCAATCAGGTTTATTGGCTGGATCGCGGTGATGGTAGCCCCTTAACTCCGATGGGTAATCAGCTCCCTAAAAATATGTCCCCCGGCGCACAACAGGGCGGTGGTTACATTTTTGGCGTGGACGCTCCTACCAAATCATTGTTTGGCAAAAACCCAAAGTCAGATTTGTCCCAGTACCCTTCAGCGGATGTTCCTGTTCCGCCGGTTCGCCCTGATGATTTGGGTGACGGTCATGCAGATGGCGGGATGATCAAACGCGCTTCCAAGGTGGCCCGTGAAAAGGCAACCCCATGCCACAGCGGCATCATTAACATGGCTGTAGGAGGTAGAACCGACCATATTCCGATGAATGTACTGGAAGGGTCATATGTCCTGCCGGCGGACATCGTATCAGGTTTGGGCGAAGGTAACACGCTTGCGGGATCCAAGATCCTTGACAATATGTTCTCTAGCGGCCCGTTTGGCACGAAAATGCCGAACTTCCGCGCATCCCCTAATTTTCCCAAAGCGCAACCCGTTAAGAACCCAAATGTCTTACAGACGGGCGTAACAGCCGCTAAAGGCGGTACAATCAGCGGTAATTCAAAGCCTGTCCCAATTATTGCGGCGGGTGGTGAGTATGTGGTACACCCTGAAACAGTTACTAAATTGGGGCAAGGGAATATGGACGCGGGCCATGAGTATCTTGATAACTTTGTTAAATACGTCCGCGCTCATACCGCTAAAACTTTGCAGAACCTTCCCGGTCCCCGTAAAGATTAAAGGAGAATACGATGGACTTTAATGTTCAACTCGCCAACGATTCGATGGCGGAAGACATTACGGACGTTTTGCTTGAAGGTCAGGATGAGGGGTTTGTATTCCCGCCTGACCGCGATGCTATTTTGGAATTCGTCAATAACATGATGAATAAAAACGGCGGGATCATCGGTGTTATTTATGATAAAGAAAACAAATGCATAGAAGCGGTTATTGGGCTTCGGCTTGATAAATTTTGGTTTTCTGATCAATGGTTTCTAGGGGACGTTTTTACGTTTGTTCATCCGGAATTTAGACGTTCAACCCGCGCTAAATGCTTGCTGCAATTTGCGAAAGACTGTTCAAAGAAAATGAATCTCCCCCTTCTTATGGGGATTATGTCTAACATCCGCACTGAAGCGAAGGCGAAACTTTATGAGCGCCAATTCGACCGTGCGGGTAGTTATTTTGTATACAATAACGAAAGTGTCGGAGTGGCGTAATGGGTAGCAGCGGCGGAGGGGGTACAAGTACCTCAACGTATTCACCACCAGCGATAGTTTCTGACGCGTATAAACAACTCGTCCCTCTTGCTGTTGCGCAATCTAAACAACCGTACCCCGAATACGGTGCTGGCCCCGCTGCGGCTGCTTCACAGTTAAACCCATACCTTGTTGCTCCCCAGACACCAAATCAGGTAGCGGCTGGGCAGAACATTGCGAATTTGGCTGGGTACTATCAACCGTATGCAAATGCGGCTTCTGATTTAATTACGCAAAGCGCTAATCCTATTCAAATGCAACAGTTTGGGCAACAAGCCCTTAACCAATACATGTCTCCTTATTTGAATAATGTGTTGGGTTCTACGGTTGCAAACATTAATGAAACCAATGCGCAACAGCAACAACAGTTGCAGAGCAACGCGATATCTAGAGGCGCGTATGGCGGTGATCGTGGTGGTATCGCGCAAGCGGAATTAGCGCGTCAACAAAACCTCGCGAACAACGCTACCCTCGCAAACATTGCGAACGCTGGGTATAGTACAGCGTTGGGCGAATTTAATGCGCAAAACCAATTGGGAACTAATGTTCAAGCGCAAAATAGACAATTGAGCCAAGCAGCAGGGGCAAACCTTGCTAACTTGGGTAATATGGCGCAAAACGCCGCGTTGAACCAAGCGAACGCTCAATATCAATACGGTAGTGCGCAACAGCAACAAGATCAGGCGGCTAAATCGACCGCTTATCAGCAGTTCCTTAATGCGAACCAATACCCGTATCAGCAGTTGGGCTGGTTGGGCAGTATCATTTCCGGTGTCGCGTCTGGATCTGGTGGTACTGGTACATCGACCGCGCCGGGTGCAAGTGCCGCCAACCAGTTGTTGGGTGGTTTGGGTGCTGGCGCTTCTATTTTGGGGAACACAGGCGCGTTTGGATCTAGCGGTTGGTTGTCTAGTGGTTTGAGCGGGTTGTTTGGTGGTGGTGCGGGGGCAGCAACATTAGCAGGTTCGCCCCCATTTGCTCCCGCCGCATTAGGATTTGCTGTAGGCGTTAAAACTGGTGGTCGTATTAAGGCTGAAGATCATCCTGATCATTTTGATCTGGGTGGTATCGCTAGAGACAAACAATCGGACCAATTGACGGGTGCAAGCCCTATCGCTGGTATTGCGGCGCAACAACTTGTTCCTAACGCCCCGCAGATGACACCGGGTAGTTCAAAGATTCCAACCCCGCCCACTCCTCGCCAACCCGGGATTGACCCTAACGCGTTGAAGAGTGCTGTGTCTGGCATCAAAACAATGATGGGGAAAAACCCTGACCAGCAAAAACAACAGACGGCTCCTAAACAGCCATCTGGGGATCTTTCGACTGTTGCTGCTCCTCCGCCCCCAGTGCCAACTGACACTACACAAGCGCCTGTTACACAGGATGATTTAAGCAGACTCGCAAGCTTCAATGATGGTAACGCTGATGGCGGGCGTATTAATCATTATGGGCTTGGCGGCGTTGCTGATGTGCCTAATGAGTCAAATGTGGCGACAGCTCCACAGGCAGCTAATCCGCAACTCACAAACAGCCTTGCGGCGCTTCATCAATCGCAAATGGATTACACAAAGTCACTGCCAAACGCTGGCTCTTTAGCCGCGTCTTCTGTGCAAGCTAATCCGTCCATGCAGCCGACTGATGCGTTCTCTGCCTACAACAAACTTGCGGATACAGGGAAAGCAAACCTTGGCGATTTGCAGACCGCGTATCAAAATTACAAAAACTCTTTTGGCAATGTTACGCCTACATCTTATATGCCCAAAACTACGGACGCATCAAAATCTACGCCCGTTGATACATCGAGTATGAACCTCATTGGGTACAGTGCTGATGGGCAACCTATTTATGGAACGATGAATAGTAGCGCCGCATCCACAGCAAGTGACGGCGGTGGTGGTTGCTGCTTTAACCCTGACGCTCTCGTTTTGATGGCGGATAAAACGTGGAAAAAAATTAAAGATATTGTCGAAGGTGATTGTGTAATTGGTATGAATCTTAAACCAAACACGGTCCTTGGGTTAAAGAAAACGACTGTTGGTAACCGTTCAATGAAAAAATTCATTGACGCTGGTTTTTACGCGACAGATGACCATTTGTTTATGACTGACAATGGTTGGAAGACTTTTAACCCGCAGCGCCTTGTCGATAACAACGCGGAAAATCTTGTTTTCGTTAGTGAGTCAAATAAATCGCACCCCATCAGCGATAATGATCGCTTACTGTATGTTGATATTTTAGAGCAGGATTTTATTCCTTCTTTCATCAATTACCGCGATGATATTGTGCAGACGTTTGTTTTTCCTGAAGATTATGTTGTCTATGATCTTCATCTCGATGGGGACAATACGTACGTCGTAGATGGGTTTGTCGTACATAACTGCGGACAAGCTAATGGCGGGCGTATTCATGGGTACGCTTCTGGCGGTATTACAAATTACGGCGGGATGCAAACATCTAAGACGTTGCAGGATTTGGCTGAAAATGTTGCGGGTTCTGGTGCGTCTTCCGTACCCGGAACCATTGAGGCTCTTGCGTCAAAAGACCTGTTGCAAGAAAGTGCTCGTGGCGGTGTGATTCGTGCTTTGAAGTACGGTGGTGATTCGGGTGATGGGTCTGATGATTCGGGAATTTTGGTAAGTCCTCCGCCATCAAACTACAAAGATCCCGGAATCCTTGTTAATCCGCCTTCTTCGCAATACGCTAATAGCGATAAAGGCATCCTTGTTAACCCCCCTAAAGACACTTCAATTGCAAGCGTTGCTGCATCCGCACGTAATATGCCCCCAGAGTTACAGCGGGCCGCAACAGGAACCGGTTCCATACCTTTTGACAAATCTGATTTAAGCCCGCAAGCGCTCCGCTCTTACGGTTTGGCTTATGCGCAATCATTAGGAGTTGACCCCAAAAAGGTTGATCACATTATGGGCCACGAAAGTGGGTACAAAGCTGATGCGGCAGGTGATGAAAAATCATCTTTCGGTCCATTGCAGTTGCATTATGGTAATGTGTCAGGCAAATACCCGCATCAAGGTATGGGTGACGCATTTACGAAAGACACGGGTTTGGATGCCCGCGATCCTTCAACTGCCTACGAGCAAATTCGTTACGGTATTAATCAAATGAAGGATAAGGGTTTTGGTGCGTGGACAACCGCAAGAGATTTTGCGGCAAACGCATTGAATGGTCCAAGCGCCGGGCAACAAGCTGGTAGACAAATGCAAGGTGCTCCTGAGAAAAAGGGTTCAAGTAATCTTTTTGGCATGTCCGACGACACAAACTACGCGCTTCTCATGGCATCCCTTCGCATGATGGGTACGCCGGGCAATGTTGGTATGGGTCTTGCCGCTGCGGGCGATACATTCGCTAAAACAATGGCACAACAGAAACAGTTGAACCGTGAGCAGATGTCTGCGGAAGCGGAAGCGAATTTAAAGAACGAGCAGGCAGCGTCGCAACGTGTTTCTAAATCTGGGTACACAACGCAAGTCCGCACTCAAAATCCTGACGGTTCATTTAGGATTGAAAATCAGGTTGTTGCGCCGGGATCCACAGCTACGTTTAACACGCAGGGCGCACAAGGAGGTGCAGGCGGTCAAGGTGGTGTTGGGCCTCAAGGATCTACTGGCGGCGGTCCCCAAGCCCCTCAAGGCCCACAAATGCCGCAACAGGAAATTGATGCGTTGGGTCCAAGAGCCGTTGGTGATACTGGAGAAAACAAATTTAATGTTTTGCAGGAACTTGGCCGACAAGCAATACAGGCGAATGCTGGCGATGAAGAAAACGCCAAGAAAATGTTTAATGAACAATATAAAGACGTGTATTCAAGTGCTAAAGCCGCTCAAGGCGGACGCGGGGATCTTGCGGCGGTTGTTAAATCCGTATCAGAGCTTCCTTCAGGTGGGTTGACTGGTTTTGGCCCGGGGTCAGAAGCGCGTTTGAATTTTGCACGATATATCAATGCGGGGCTGCGCACTTTTGGTGATTCTGGGTTTGATGAGAACAACATATCCAATCAACAAATTTTGCAAAAAGTTGCGACTTTGAACGCTAACGAAGGCGGTAATAGTATTGCTGCTCGCTGGTTGTCTCAATACGCAAACGCATTCCCCAATGCTGATCAAAGTGAAACAGCCGCTAAAAACTTAACGGCACAACTTTTAGTCGCGAATACACGGCATCAAGATGCACAACGTGTGGCGGATGTTTACGGCAGGCATTCATTGCGCATGGGTACTGAATTAAACAACGCGATGGAGCGTGTAAACCCAACAGAATTGTATGCGTACGCTAAAAACGACATCGCTAATTTGATGATACGTAGAAGTGTACAAGATCCAGTTACGGGTAAATTGAAGAACCCAGTATCCGCATTGATGGCGGGTGATATCACGCCTGCTGAATTTAATGATTACGCAAAACGTAACGGGTCAAAGATTGAGAATTTGTCGCACTTTGTTTTAGGGCGGTAACATGCCAAATCCTGTCGATATGGACGCTGTTTTTGGAAAACCAACTCCACAACAGCCATCAACTGGGAACCAACCATCTGAAGGGCAACAGACCCAAAAGATGAGTATGGATGATATGTTCGGCAAACCCGGAGAAGCACCCCCTTCTTCAGGTAAAAAAACATCGCCTGAAGATGATGAGTACGAGGCGAAGGTCCAATCTCTTCTGCCAAAAGCGCGTGAATATGTTGGTAAAGAAAGTGGTGCGGGCGGAGCCTTTTTAGAAGGTGTAGGAAAGCCAGCCGAACTGTTAGGGCTTCGTACTGCTACCCGTGGTGCTATGGCGGCTTTTGGAGCGGGGGAAGGTAAGAACTTTTCCGAACGCTACAACCAATTAAAGGCAGAAGACGAGGCTGTTAGCCGTGCGTATGACGAAAAGCATGGGTTAGCAAAAGGGGTTGGTGAATTTGCGGGATATGCGGGCGCGGCATACGTGGCCCCAAGTATTGCTATTCCCGCTGAAGGCGCTCTTATTGCGCGTGGTGTAGGCCCGACCGCCGCTAAATTATTGGGGATGGGTGCTGAGGGTGCTACGTGGGGTGCTGGAACCGCGTTGGGGGAAAAAGCGTTTGGTACGAAGAGCGCAAAAGATGAGCCGGGTATTGGGGAATCAGCGGCTATTGGCGGTATTGGTGGCGCTGGTTTGGGTGCCGCTAGTAAAGTAGCGGGTAAAGCTTATGAATCGTTTATGCCAACCGCTTTGAAGCCATCCACGCTATATGAAAATTACGCTCCTGACTTTGTAAAAAAAATGTTTGGGGAAGGTAATGCGACCATGAACCAAATTGGGGGCATGATCGCTAAAGGCGAAGGGTCAATGAGTTTGCCTGATTTTCTGGCGGCACAGGAAGAAGGAAAGCCTGTCACTCTTTTCCATTTAGTTGGGCCTGAAGATCAAAAAAAATTAATGGAAATTTTTAAGGGTCGTCCCGAAGCCGCCAAAATTATTCAAGACAAGCTTGCGACGTGGTCTAGTGACGCAAAGACTGACATGGAGGATTTCGCACGAAATCTTTTGGGTTCGCATGAATCGCCTGCGGATATGAAAGAAACCGCACAAGCTTTATCGGATTCAATAACAGATCAACGGTATGATGCTATTCGAACTCCGGGCGTAAAAGCTGATTCCGGGGCTACGCCGTGGAAACCTGAATGGAATAAATGGTTAAATTCAGAAACCTTCAATAAAGCAATTGATAATGTTATTGAAAATTTAAGGGAAACCACAGGCATACGCACGGGCGACCGCAATAATTACGTAGCGCCTTTTGAAAAAATTGAAACGACAGACACGGATAGAGCGCGGGCTTTTGCGGATAGTTTTTTTAAAGGTAAAGGGGTTGAAACGCCCGAATCCATCAACATGCTTGGCGATCAAGGGAAACCTAAAAGTTATTATCAATTAGTCAATCCAGACGCTCTTGATTTTCATTTTGTGGATCTTTTGCAGCGCGAATTGAATTCTATGAGCAGCCCCAAACTTAAAGCGCAAAATGCGCCTAAAGGCAGCGTTGCCTCTGAAGTTATGAATGCTCGCCAGCAAATGATGGACGCGTTTACTGACCCCGACAGCAACCTTTATAACAGCACATACGCGCAAGCGCTAAACGCGCATGCGGATGCTCAAAAATTGGGTAACGTATTTGAATTAGGAAAAAAAATCTGGACGACTGGCAAATCCGCTGATGCGTCAGAAATCGCGCAACAAATATCTCGTTTGTCCCCGCAAGAAAAACAATATGTTGCTCATGGGTGGATGGAAGAAGCTATCCAACGCACCAATGGTGATGTTCGTAAATTAAATGATTTGTTAAGCAACAAATACGCGAAACAGGCGGTTATCGATTCGTTGGGGCCAAATCATTACAACGAACTAGAACGGTTTGTGCGTACACGCACAGCAGCCGCGAACGCAATTGAATCCGCCTCTAAATTGGGGTTGGGTTCTGATTACAAAATGCGCAGTTTCTTTACAAACCTTGTTATCTCCGTTGCCTCTCAAAAGGCGGCTATCGCACGTCTCGCGTGGGCGTGGGCAAATGATCACATTGGGGAAAAAGCGGCTCGTAATCTTGCGGAAAAACTTTCTTCCAGCGACCCTCGAATTTTAAGTCAGGGTCTTGCTACGATTGAAAATAACACTGAAAACAAACGTTCTTTCGGGCAATTCTTGATTAATCACGCACCCGCTATTATGGGCGGATTAGCTGGCGGTCATGCTGATGGTGGGGCCGTACAAGGTTACGCATTTGGTGGCGCACCAAACAACATTCGTATCGCAAACAAGTCTGTCGTGATGCCAAAACCCGGTGATCCGGAGTTTGTTGGGCCGACTATGACAGCATCGTCATATGACCCGAACAAGTCGCATGTATTTGATAAATTGAACGTTATGCATCGCGATAACCCGATTTGGACACCCGATTTAGGGAATGTGTCGGCTCGTGGGTACGCTGTAGATAAATCAGGGCGTAGTATTATGCGTTCAACGGGGGGCAGAATCCCAGAGGCGGACAAACTTTTCAAGCAAGCGAAAAAATTCGTTGATTCTCATACGAAAAATCTTTTGAACGTGCATGATGATGACATCGTAAAAGCACTTCGCGTCGCCGCCAAAAGGGTGTAAAATGCACCGTCATTTTTGGGGTGCGTCATGGATCCATTAACTCTTCTTGCGGCAGCACAGGCTGCGTATGGTGCTATTCAGGCTGGTATTGCTGCGGGTAAAGAAATCCAAGGCATGGCGGCTGATTTGTCGGATCTATGGGGCAGTGTCGCGAAGCTTACGCACATTGCCGCTGATAAACCATCTACCAATGTTTTCTCCAAAAAGTCTGCGGAACAGATTGCTATGGAGAGTTACGCGGCTAAAGCGGAAGCGCAGGATCTCGCGATGAAAGCGAAAAACCTGTTTGTCGGTAGATTTGGACTTGCTGCATGGGATCAAGTGCAGAAGGAAGTCATCGAAATTCGCAAAGAGATTGAGCGTCAAAAGCACATTGAGGAACGTGAGGCGGCGGCTCGTGCGGAGGAGATCCGCGAGGTTGCGGTCGTCGGCTTTATTGTTTTGGTATTGTTGGGTATAATGCTGCTGGTCGGGATTATACTTTCAGAAGGAAAAGTATAATGGATTTAGGCGTTTTTGGAAAGTTGATTGAAAATGTTGCACCAACGATTGCGACTGCTTTGCTTGGTCCTGTTGGCGGCATGGCCGTCAAAGCTTTATCCACCGCGCTCTTGGGGCATCCTGACGGATCAGAAGATGACATT